GCAGAAGCATCATTATTCCAAACATTCAATACCGAACAATTACTAAACGTGACAGTTGGGTTAACAATAGTCACAGAACTGCCAATATCGAAATAATTGACCAGATAATTACCATCAGAGATGGAAGACGGGAATGTTACTAGGTTACCAAGAATAGTGGTACCCAACAACGAACCTGGTTGTAAAGCGCGTAAAGCAGAAATGCTAAAGGGAGCTGCGGCTGTTGTACTAGTTATGATCCAATGATCAGTTAACTCATTAAAACCCAAGCTTGAAACAAGCTTTGGTTTATACAATTCGACTTCAAAAGAACACCACAATTCTCCCATGACTCCACCATTTACTATCTGACCCTGAGTTGCGATCTGAAATGTACCAAGATCATAAAACCGAAGATCACCAGTCGTTGGCGTACCATCTCGTGTATACATACGTGCTAACGGAGTTTGATTCATCTTACACTCAATAGGATGGATGAAAGATTCATTAGGCTTGGCACTATTGGCAAATTGATAATTCTCCATAGTTTTCTTATCGGTAAAGGCATTATTCAATGAATTATACTGAGTTGCCATTATCACAGTACCAAGAGCTGTATTTGCAGATGCGGAAATCGCTGCACTCGCACTCATAGACTTATATTCAAAAATCATGCCACGAATTGCATATTCTTCAAAACTTTGCGCAATTTGTGACAACCAGGGAAACGTCCCTTCCAGCCCAGGATTGATGGAAAAGGTAGTATTAGTAAAAGCAATGGTAACAAGTATATCGGAAATATACTCCCTATGCCGGACTATAAATCCACCAGTGTCAATAGAATTCTTAACATCCGGTGGTGACATGCCACCAGTCATTAACGTATTTTCATTTAATGAGTAATCACCAAACCCGGTGATATACTTCACCAATTGCTGAGCACCATGTCCCAAAACCCCGCCTAACGCAGATCCGATCTTACTGCCGATCGAACTGTTGTCCATGACATTAGCCATGGTACGATTAGGCCGCTTAACAACGGGCCTACGTACAACAGGTACAGCAGGTTTCTGTTGTGGTCTCTGTTTCTTTAATTTTTGTTGTCTCTTCCTTGTCATTTTATGTGGCACCCTCAAAATAGGACAATTGCCATGACAATAACTGTCTTGAACATAAACATCACCATAATGTAACTGATCTTTACTGCAATAACCCAGTAAAGACGGGTGCGTCCAGTTATGAATTTTACACATAGAATCGAAATATTCCTCCAAAATTATCTGGTCTTGAACACTAATTTTAAATAATTTTGATACAATAATACGGCTACCAAATCCCACTACAGGCCTATTGTTAAAATCAAAACCAATTATATCTTGGTAAAACATTGTTCGCTTATAATTATTCATATTATTCGTGTTAACATGACCAGGCCCCAGCAATCTTAAAATATTAAAGGCAAAACTCGATACCACAGGACAACCAGGATACGAGGAATATAAAGACATACACTTAGCTCGTAACATTTTACGTAAAGTCTTCTTTGATGCATTAAGTAAATATGCTTTGCCCCAACCAACATTCAATAACAATTTAATAGGATCAGCCAAAACACACATATCAACAGGATCAAAGACAAGACCACAAAAACTAGCTTCGTTAAGAGAATCAAAATGCTGAAGTTTAATCGTAAATCCCAAAGATTCAAACCAGCCAAGGGTGGGTTCATCACCATAATACGTAAACAAACCATCATCACCCTCGAT